TATATTAAAGTATCTTCTTAAAGGATTTAAATAAGTTCTTTATTAGTAAATTTTAAAAAACAGTATGGCTAAAGGAAACAAAGCACGTAGAAAAGAAGTTAAGAAACCAAAGAAGAATAAGAATTAATAAATAGTAGTTTAAATAATATGGAAGAAGAAGAGAAACGAATAGAAGCAGTTGAGGAGATAGTGGAAGATGAAAAGAAGTTAAATTTAAAAAGAGAGGCATTTTGTCAATCATATGTTAATGGAGATAAGGAACTATTTGGTAATGGAGTTCAATGTTATATAGAGGTTTATGAACCAGACCAGAGTAAACCTAACTGGTATAAGACAGCATCAGCCTCTTCTTCAAGGATGTTAGCTAATGTTAAGATAATCAATAGAATAACAGAATTACTAGAAGAGAAAGGATTCAACGATGAGAATGTATCTAAGCAACATCTATTTTTAATAAATCAATTCGTAGATTTAAAAACTAAGAAGGGAGCTATTGATAGTTATTATAAAGTTAAGGGAAAGTTTATAGACCATATAGATATTAAGAGTGGTGGAAAGGTGATAGAAGGATTTAATTTTATTAAACCAAATGGAGAAGATAATAAAAAAGATAACTCCCACAATTCAACCTCTTCCTAAACAATATCTTGGTTGGAAACTTCTTTGGGATAAGGTAACTAAGTATATATTATTCGGCGGAGGAGCTGGTGGAGGTAAAGCACAGCCTTTAAGTAGTCTTATATTGACTAGGAATGGATTTGTAAGAATGGGAGATTTAAAAGTTGGTGATAAGGTAATTTCTTCAAATAATAAAGAAGAAACAATTTTAAATATTTATCCTCAAGGTAAGCAAGATATTTATGAAATAACATTTATAGATGGGGCTAAAATCAAAACAACAGATGAACATTTGTTTGATTGTTGGGTAGCTGGTAGAGGACAAAAAAATAGAAAAATACGCACTTTAAAAGAAATAATGCAATTACAAGGTAATGTTATTATTCCTTTAGCTGATAAATTAGAATTTGGAAAACATTATAATAATATTGATAGTTATTTAGTAGGAGCTTTGCTCGGAGATGGTGGCTTAACTGGTAAAGGAATTACATTTACAACCGCAGATGAAGAAATATTAAAATATTTAAAAGTTGAAGATAATAAAATTGTTTTTAAATATAATTATAATTATTCAATAGTTAGTAATAGAAGAAATAAAAACGGACATTGTGTTAATCAATTAATGGATAAGTTACGCACTTTAAAGATTTATCCAATTAAGTGTGAAAATAGATTTATTCCAGATGTTATTAAAAACGGTTCTATTAAAAACAGATTAGAAGTTCTAAGAGGTTTAATGGATACTGATGGTTATATTGATACTAGAGGACATTGTTCATTCACCAGTAAAAGTAAACAATTAGCCCTAGATGTTCAATATATTGTTAGAAGTTTAGGTGGTAAAGCAACTTTAAAAAGTAAAATTAAATTTTGTTATTATAAAGGTGAGAGAAAAGATTGTCTTTGTTATGAAGTTTATATAAATACAAAAGATAATAGTGAGTTATTTAAACTAAAAAGAAAGAAAGCTAGAGTTACAAAGTTTAATGGTGGAGCTTCGGAACTAGGTAGAAGAATAATTGATATTCAATTAGTAAGTAAAGAAAAAGCACAATGTATTCTGATAACAGGAAATCATTTATATATATCAGATGATTTCGTAGTAACACATAATACTTGGCTTGGATGTGAATGGCTTATGACAATGTGCTATCAATACCCTGGCACTAAATGGTTTATCGGAAGAAAGGAATTGAAGAGATTAATGCAATCCAGTTATGAAACTTTTAAAAAGGTTTGTAAATATCACGATATACCGCCAGATGATTGGAAGCTTAATGGACAGTATAATTACATAGAGTTTATCAACCCTGAAACTGGAAAGTTTGATGGCTTAGGCTCAAGGATTGACCTATTAGACCTTAGTTTTCAGCCTTCAGACCCTTTATTTGAGAGATTTGGTTCAACTGAGTATACAGGAGGATGGATTGAAGAAGCAGGAGAGGTAGTATTTAAAGCCTTTGATGTATTAAAAACAAGAATAGGAAGACATTTAAATAAAGAATACGACTTACATCCTAAAATGTTACTTACGGCTAACCCTAAGAAGAATTGGTTAAAGAGAATAATTTGGAAGCCTTGGAAGTTAAAAGTATTAGACAAAGCTTATGCTTATGTTCAATCTCTTTATTCAGATAATCATTACACAGCTGATACCTATGGTGAACAATTAAGTGAAATAACTGATAAAGTTACTAAGCAAAGATTAAAAGGTGGTAACTGGGATTATGATGATGATGATAATTGTTTAATAGACGGAGGAGCTATACAAGATATTTGGACTAACACAGTTGATGATGGAGATAAGTATGCTGTAATTGATGTAGCCCGTAAAGGTAAAGATAAAACTAAACTATATTTATTTAAAGGATTTAAAGTTTACAAGATAGTAGAATGGGAAAAGAAAGATACTAATATTACTTCAACAGAGGTAAAAGAAATATTAGCTAATGAACAAATACCATATAGTCATACAATAGCAGATGAAGTTGGAGTTGGAGGAGGCTTTATAGACCAGATGAAAGGTATAAATGGCTTTATAGCTAATTCTAGTGTCTTAGAACGTAAGGATGCACAGCAAATATTAGTTATGAAGGAAGGAAAAGAGGTTTTAAGGACAGAGAAGGAAAACTTTGCTTCATTAAAAGACCAATGTGGATGGATGTTAGCTAAGATAGTAAACAATCATAAACTAAGAGTTGAAACAGATAAGGAAGAATTAAAAGAAGCTATTGAAGAAGAGTTAAGTGAGTTAAAAGATGCTTATCCTGACGAAGATAGAAAGAAAAGACTTGTTCCAAAAGATGAAATAAAAGAGAACATAGGTAGAAGTCCAGATGATTTAGACTGCTTATTAATGAGAATGTGGTTCGAACTTTCACCTGTAGTAGATAATAAACCAATTACATTTACTAATTTAGAAACATATAATAATTTACACGCTAGTATATGACACTAGATACAATAATTATTCCAGATGACCCATTAATAAAACATACTATTGAAAAAGTTTTAAAGGTTACAAAAGATATTAATACTTTAGGAGTTAGAAAAATAAAGAGTAAGAAGTGGTATCAATTTTGGAAAAAGAAACCAATATATAATCTTATAACATTACCAAGTTTAAATAATTAATATGTTAAAAAGCGAAGGACTCAAAAATCAAACAGCATTAGAAGTAATTAAAAATCAACCTGAAAACGCTGTAAAGGCAGAGGTTAAGGCTTTTATGATTAAAAGAGCTAATAATGCTAGAGATAACAGAAATCAAACTAGAGAAGAATTTGATGGTCTTAGCTATGAAGAAGATTATATTTTAAATAAAAGAGCTGGAAACTCTTTTCTTAGAACTAAAATAAATGATAGTGAGGTTAGAGTAAACTCAGGAACTACCGAAAAGAAGATAGAAACAGTCTATAATGAGCTACTATCACTCAATCTAAAGCCTGAAATAAGAGCCTTTGACCAGTTTGATAGAGAAGCTACTGATTTTGGGCAACAAATGACTGATATAGTAGTTAGAACTAATGAAATTGAAAGAGATGATGATGTATGGATGGAAGCAGTCCACGAATTACTAACTCAAAGAGCCTTATTCTTACAGGAAGTTTATGTTGATAAAGAGGTTAGGGATAAACAAGGTAAGAGAAGAATGGCTGAGAAAAGTAGAGCTATACATTTTATTAAGAATAGAGAAAGTATAACTAATATAAAAGCTACAACTCATAGAATACAAAGAGCTGAAAAAAGAGTTCTAGACGGAAGACAAGTATTCTTAGGAGATATTAGAATACCAGCTCATAGATTGAACGACCAACCCTATATTATACTTTATGAAAAGATGACCTATTGGGAAGCCCAGACTTTGTATGGACATCTACCTAATTGGAAGTATGTTAAGCCCGGCAATGCTAATGATAGTTGGTATGGTGGCTCTTTTGCCTTTAGAATGATGAAAGTAGAGAATGAAGAAGTAGAGATACTTCACTATATGTCTTATCCTGATGATGAAAAACAAGATATTATCAATGGAGTAATGATGGATGAAGTAGGAACTAAGCTCCCTTGGGAATCAGAAGGTTATAATATGTCTATGACAGTTATTAAACCTATGGGAAGAGACTTTGCCTATGGTAAGCCATTAACAGCTTCTGCTAAGTTCTTACAAGGATTAAATGATGAAATGATAAGATTAGTAGTTAGAAAAGCACAGCAAGCCTTAGCTCCTCCTAGTGGTAACTCTACGGGAACTGTCCTGTCTAAAGATATATGGAATCCTGCTAGTATGGTTAATGGATTAAAGAAAGATGATATATTCAGTTTAATAGACCATAGAGGAATGGACGCAGGTGATATTAATATCCTTAACTATTTAGAAGGTTTAACTTCTGAATTTGTAGGAGCAAGTAAACTAGTTCAAGGAACAGAAGAAAAGAAACTTACAGCTACTCAAACAGTTCAACAACTACAACAATCCATTAAACAACTAGGCTTATCAGTTCTAGCCTTAATGAGAGCTAAGAGGGATATGACATATTTAAGAATAGATACAGTATTTGAAAACTATATGTTCCCAGTAGAGAAACAAAAGAACAAATTTACTAACAAGATAGAAGATGTTTATAGACAGTTTACTTTACTTAACACTCCATTATCTTCTGGAAATGTAGGAACTAAGATTATTAAGTTTACTGATAGAGGATTTGAGAAAAACGAAAGAGAAGAGTTAAGAGATTTTGAAGATAGACAAACAGAACTAGGTAAACCTTTTGAAATTAAGACTGTTAATATTAAAAGTTTAAGAGATTTTAATATAATGTGGCACGTAGTAGTTAATCAGAAAGAGAAACAAGGAACTGCTTTAGATAAGATTATGTTCCAAGATGAACTTAATCAAGCTAATGCTATCTCACAACTTACACAAACACCACTTAATGCTGGAAGATTGATTGAAAGCTTTGAGAGTAAATGGCAATCTAAAGGACTATTCCAAACTGATGCTCCTAAACCAGAAGGAAATGTAGAGGGAGAAGCTAAGAAACTCTTAGGAGATATAGAAGGATTAGGTGGAGGTAATGATTTATTAAAGAAAGGTCAAGAAGCTTCTATAAATACTTTAGCTTCACAACCTGTTTAATATGATAAAAACAATTAAAAAACTATTAAGAGTTCATAAGCTAAACAAAGAGCTATCCTTAACCATAGTAAAGCAAGGTAAGATAATCAGAAAGCTAGAAGAACACTCAACTAACCCTGAAATGGTAATAGCTCATATACTAGATAGAGGGATACAATGGTTTGATTATCAAGAACTCCCTAAAGACGGACAGATAATATATTACAATGAAGCTAAACAGATACTAAGAACACAAGTATTTAATAATGAAACTAATAGAGCAATACAAGATTTAATCTCTGATATAGCTGGAGCTATGAGAGAAGGAGATGAAGCTAAAGATAGAAAGAGAAGAGATTTAGCTTTTATAATAGTAGGTATGGAAGCTGTAAAAGTAAGATTAAATGGAATAATTAAACCACAAGAAGAACCTACAACAGATAATTTAAACAAATCAATTTAAAAACTATATAGTCTAATTAACTAAAAAAAACAGCTTCGCCTAGCTCGCAAGTAGGCAGAGTGAAAGGACAAAACATATGACAGAAACATTGGTGCTAGAAGATGGCACTGAAAAAGAGGTTATGACTGATGATGAAGTACAAGAGCTTAAAACTAAAGCAGAAGGCTCTGAAACTATCTCTCAACAGTTTGAAACCTTAAAAACAGAACTTGATATTAAGGAAGGAGACAACCTTGAAGACAAGATTAAAGAGCTTAAAGAAAGCTCAAACCCTAATTGGAAAGAAGCTAGAGGTAAGATTAAAACCCTAGAAACAGTAGTAGAAAATCTAAAGAAAGATGGTAAACAAATAGCAGATGATGGAACAATTACAGAAGTTGCTCCAACATTAACTAATGAAGAGATTACTAAGACAGCTACTGATGCTACTAATCAAACACTCTACAATAATGAAAGAACTAGACTACTTAGTAGATACACAGATGAGAAGCAGAAAGAAGTTGTAGAACACTACCTAGATAAACTTATGAATGGAGAAACACAATCAACAGCTAATCTTAATAAGTTTATTACAGAAGCTGATAGACTATCAGTCCCAGCAGGACAAGCTCCTAAAGATTCAAGACCATTATCAAGCTATCCTAATGATGGGATAAATGATAATAAAGATGATTGGTCTGAAACACCAGAGGGTAAGGCTAGTGCTAATGCTATGGGCTTATCACACGCTAAAGAACAACCTAAGAAATAATATATATGGATAATGAAAAAAAAGAGGTAATACCTCAAGAAACAACACCTGAAACAGGAAAAGGTGAACAAATGGTAGAGATACCTAAGAAACAACTTGATAATATTCTTTCTAGGTTAAGTGCTATGGAAAAAGGCGGAGTAAGCATTGTTCCCAAAAGAATTACAGAGAATATGGCTAGTATCAGACTTGTTAATGGAAACCCTATTGTTAAATGGGGAAAGATTTATAACAAGCTAGATGCTGTAGGAGAAAAAGAAATGTGGGCTGAGGTATATATTCAAGATGAAGAAGAAAAACAAGTAGTAAAATACCTAGATTTCTTAAATGAACCTAACACACATACAGTTAAGATTGTTAAGAAGACAGCAGATGAAATTAAAGATGTAGTAGGATATATTACTCCAACATCAACAGACCCTGCTGAAATAAGTGGTAAACAATTTACTGACCCTAATACTATTGAACAAGTAGTAGAAAGTGTAGTTTATACATATGAAGTAGAAGTAATTGGTGGAGAGTATGAAGGTAAAAAGTTTACTGTAGGCGAAGTATCATTAAATACATAACTATGAATCCAGATAAAAAAGCTCTAAAAGAGCAATTAAAAGTAGAAGAGGATAGAGTAAAGAAACAAGAAGATGCTACAAAAGCAAGAGATGAAAGATGTATCCCTGTAGCAAGAGAGATTATTAACATTATTGCTAGTGGAGATATAACTTTAGACAATGTAACAGCCCCCGACGGAGGCTATACCTTGGAAGCAGGCGATAAATATGATATAATTAATAAGAAGGTATTAGAATTGATGTTAGAAAATGATGTAAACTTCCTAGATAGAGACCATATCTTTCAATTAGTAGCATTACCATTTAGTATTGTTCAAGGAGAAATACAAAAAGCTTTAGGTAAAAGTTTTGACCTAGCCTTAGAGAATGTATTTGGTAAGGATATGATGGATTTAAAGATGAGTGATATAGATAAAGCACTTGGTAATTAAGATGATTAGCATAATAATCCCAGCTATAAGACCAACAGTTAAAGATTGTATTAAAGCAATACAGGAAAACTCAGATGGAATAGATTATGAGATTATAACAGAAGAAGACAAAGATAGAATAGGTGTAGCTAAAATGGTTGATAAGCTCCTTAAAAAAGTAAATGGTGAAATGGTAATGTTTTTAGGTGATGATACTATCCCTCAAAAAGGATTTATGACAGAAGCTTTAAAGGCTATGGCTATGCTTCCTAATGGTTGGGGAATGGTAGGGCTAGATGATGGTAGAGCTGTAAGGCACGAAGCTACTCATTTCTTACTAGACAGACGAATGATACCCTTAATTGGTGGTGAGATATTTCATACTGGATATAAGCATTGCTTCTGTGATAGTGAACTTGCTTTAAGAGCAAGACTACTTAAACGCTACGCATACGCTGAGAGGGCTAAAATAGCCCATAACCACCCTTTACTGGGAAATGCTCCTATAGATAAGGATTATGAGCGTGTATATTCACAAGCTTACCTAGAACACGATAAAGCTTTGTTCACTAAAAGAAAAGAGATAATAATTAAAGGAATATGAAGAAGCTAAAAAATAAAATTCAGGAGAAAGATGGTGTTAAGATTATATCTACTGAACTTGTAGAAGATAATGTTACTAGAATAGCTATATTACTACCTCATACTTATCCTAATTATACTTCTGACTTTTTCCTATCATTCACTGGAGTTTTATCACATACTTATTACTGGAACTACGCTAATGGTAGAAATTACGCTTTTGATATAGTAACCCCACCTAAGAACTTAGCCGGAATAGGAGATATAAGAAATGGATTAGCTGAAATAGCACTTAGAACTGGAGCAGATTATATGATGTGGATGGATTCAGACCAAACATACCCTCCTGATACAATAGTTAAAATGCTTAGACACTTTGAAAGTGCTGATAGTGGTAATAAAGATTTAGAAGGTTTAGAGGCTGTAGGAGGACTTATAACTTATAAGAGTCCACCTTACTTACCTCATCTATATATTAAAAAGCATAAGACAAAACCAACTTATCATTTAGCTAGTAATTATGTTCTTAATCAATTATTCAAGGTAGAAGGTGTAGGCTTCGGATGTGTAATGATAAAGTCTAAAGTATTTGATAGAGTTAAGAAACCTTACTTTGAATTTACTGTAGATGATAATGGTAAAATGGTATCTGGTGAAGACTTAGGCTTTTGTATAAAAGCTGATATGAGTATCATAATTGACCCTACAATCGTAATAGGGCATCAGAAATTAGTTAGCTATGATATAAATGACTTCATTAAATACAATGGATTAGAAGTTAAAGATGGAGTTGTAGTAGCTGATAAGGAAAAGATTAGTGCAATTTATGACGAACATACAAAAATAGAATAGAGATATAAGGTTGATGTAGCACAAGCATATACATCAATCTGAACCTAAATTTTATTTAGTGATAATTAGCAGGAGAAGAAACTCCTTGTAAATAAATAAGATAATCCCCTTCAGAGGTTAAGTCCCTCTCGTATAAAAACACTGGATGTCTAAATGATATGCAGTTTTTTTGCGTGTCAATCAGATAAATTAACAAAGAAATAAAATGGCTTTAACTTTAATTAGTGGTAAAGCAGATGTAGGATATTTTACTAGAAAAGAATCAGTAACTTATACTGCAGGTGATTTAACTTATCACTTACAGTCTGACCCTGGATATGCAATTCCAGCCGATGCAACTTCTGGTAATCACGATGGTGTTTCATTACTAAGTATTGACTCCAACGATTCTAACTTTGCAACCACAAACGAAAAAGTCCCAGTTCTAATTCCTGACAATCATACTATTTTTGAGGCTGATGTTGATGGAACTTTAGCTACCACTCACGTAGGTGAGTTCTGGGATTTATCAGCCGCAGGAACTGTTAATGTAGCCGCTTCTTCTAAACGTGTAGTAGAATGCGTAGGATATATTTCTGCAACCAAAGGTCTATTTAAGATAAATGCAGTAGCTTATAACGTAGATGTTACTACTACATAAACCCAATAATTAACTAGAAAGAAAAATATATGGCAGGTAATCAAACAACATTGTTAAATACAATTACATTACCAGAGCTTACTGACTTGGTTAGAAGAGAATGGGTTTTTGTTAGAGAAAATATTGACAGAAACGCTAGACAGCTCTTCATCCTTGACCAAATAGGCTCAGGACAAGGTAGCACTAAACGCTACAACGAAGTAGATATTGAAACTTATGCCGATTTTAAGGCAGAAGGTACTAATTCTAAGAAAGGTAAAGTTGGTATTGGCTATAACAAAACTATGACAGCCAGAACCTTCTCTAAAGAGATTGAAATTACTCTTGAAATGAGAAATGACAATAGATACTTAGAAGTAGGACAATATATTACTAACCTATCTGAATTTTGTCTTAATAAACAGGATTTAGATTTAACTCATAGATTCTCATTCGCTACTTCTACATCTTATGTAGATAGAAATGGTGAAACTGTGGACACTACAGTAGGTGATGGTTTAGCTGTACTTTCAGCAGCTCATACTTTAGCTTTCTCATCCACTACTTATAGAAATAGAGTTTCAGGAGACCCTACTTTTTCACAGGGTTCTTATGAAGCAGCTCTTTTATTAGCTGCAACTCAGATTTACTCAAACTTTGGTGAAAAGAGACAGTTGCCTTTTAACACTATTGTATCTGGTGATGACCCTTCTACTATGAGGGAAATCAAACAAGTATTAGAATCAACAGCCGATGTTGATGCAGTTCAAGCAGGTATTGTTAATACTTACAAAAGTTCTAAGAGACACGTTGTGCTTCCTAATTTGGCTACTACAGCCGCAGGAGCATACGATTCTACAAAACGTAGATGGTGGTTCTTAGTCGCTGCTACAGGTGCTATAAATGGTTGGCAAGCTTACTTAGGTGAGTGGATTGCTCCAACATTACTAGCTCCAACAGCCCAAAATAATGGTGCTGACATCCATAACTATAATTGGACATATTCTACTTATAGCAGATTTGGAGTTGTAACAGTTTCAGGCAGAGGCATAATTGGAAGTCCAGTTACAAGTTGAAGCTAACCTTAATAATTAATTTATTTAGATTTATGCTTAAAAGGTGCGGTTGGTGGAATCTAAATAGAAAAGAAAGATAATAAATATGGCTTATACAGCCGATAAAGCATACGGACAGGCTTTAATTAACTCTGTTCGTGCTACAATCCCTACTTTTGGAAGACTATTTGTTGTTATGGCATCAGGTGATGCTGCACAAGAAATGTATCAAAGAGTAGAACAAATCTTTAAAACAGATTTAGATGGTAAAGTAAGATTCTTTACCTCATTACTAGATGCTTATAATGCTACTACCTCTAATAATAACGATGTTATTCTATTAGATGGTGAAGGAACTCACGTTCTTGCTGAAGCTTTAGATGTATCAAAGAGTAGAGTTCACTTTATGGGAATGGATAGTGGTGGAAGATTAATTCAGCAAGGTACTAAGATTCAAAATACTGATGGCACTGCCGCTGTTTATGTTATTAAGAATACTGGTACTAGAAATACTTTTAGAAATATTAAGTTTATTCAAGTTGATGACGACGCTACATCACTTACTTGTTTTCAAGAAGGTGGCGAAGGAACACTCTTTAAAAATTGTTCATTCACTTTCGGAGTAGTTGATAATCTTGACCAAACAGATGCTTATGAATTTGTTCACGGCGGAGATTCAGTAACAATGATTGATTGTACATTTGGACAAGATACAATATTAACTTCAGCTGGTAGAACTGTTATGGCTATTGACCAAGTAAAATCTGGTCAGCCTTTCAAAAATAATATCTTAAAAGATTGTCTTTGGATGATTTCCACAAGTTCAACAGATTTAAGTTTTATCAGAGTATTAAGTACTGCTGATGTAAACTTTGGTAATGTATTTATTAATTCTATTATGATGAATGCTCTTGTTAGTTCAATGAGTGCTGCAGCTACTGATGACGCCGTTGATTCAGTTTCAAGTTTACTTGCTGGTAATTTACTTTTTGTTAATCCTGCAACTAATGCAACAAAATTTTGTTCAGATGTAACAGACCAAGTACAAGTTGTTGGCCCTACTACTACTAATGTTGCTGGATTATCTCAAACACCAGCTTAATAAACTAACTTTATAGAAATATGGCAAAGAAGAAAATAGTTAAATCTGTAAAGAAAGTAGCTAAGAAAGTTGTAAAAAAAAAGGAAGAGGTTACTAAAGATGAAATTAAAGAAGTAAAACCTAAAATAGAACCAACTAAGAAAAAAGAAGTTAAGAAAGATTATGGAATGTTAGCTGGTTATACAATCTTAGATATTAAAGATACTGTTATTAATGGTAAAGAATACAAGAGTATTACTCTTTCAAATAATTCAGTTACTTTACTTTCTGAAAAAGATTTAGCAAAACAAATTAATAAATAATTTGTCTTCGCTCGGGATGGCTCATTAACTTTGGGCTATCCAACTGCGAAGATAACTAACTTAAACAATATGAAATTAAAAAATAAAGTAATAGCAATAGCTGTAATAGTTCTAATGATTCCTATTATAGGTTTTGGTATCTATCAATTATCTAGTAGAGTAGCTGAACCTGTAGAAACTCTAGCTGGTAACAACATTACTACTCAAAACTGGGAAAACTTAGTAGGAGTAATGAGTGAAGTAACTCAAGGCTCTCTTACTACAACCACAGCTAAAACAACAGGAGATTATACATCTTATTACAAGAATACAAGAGAGATAGGTCAATTTGATATATCCTGTAATTTTACTCCTTACGAAGCAGGTACAGAGATTCATATGAACTTTTACTCTGGCTCTATTGTAAATGGTGAGTGTGATAACTCTACAATATTATGGGCTAAAGATGGTATAGAAAGTATTGGTAGTGCTTCAAGCACAGTTCAAGGTTATGTTGAGGTATGGGCTAAAGATGAAGGTGTAGCTTTTACAGCTTCAACAACTGAATCAATTACAATAAATAGAGATTGGAGTAATGAATGTGCAAGAATTGATATTAAAGAATTTGGTGTATCTTCAGCTCAAGGAGATTTAATTTGCCAAGCCATAAAAACTAACTAATATAATATGTTTAAAAAAATAATAAATAACTTCTGGGCTATATGCCTAGTAATGGCAGTAGTAGGAATAGTCGTAGTTGCTTCTAATACAGCTGAAGCTTATCCTAATCTACAAAATCAATCATTCTTACCAGACGGCTTGGTAATAGAAGGAGATATAGAATGTGCTGAAGGTTCTAGTTGTGATGTAGGAACGATTACTAATCCTTTTAATAATGGATATTTTAACAACCTTATTGTTAATCTTTCACTA